GTGGTCCCCTCTCGCGTGTATTCCGAGCTGCTGTCGTAGTTCTTCCAGGTCCCACCGGGCCTGCCCACCGGGAGTTCTCCAGGCCGGAGTGATGCGGCCCTTCTCGTGCCACCGCCACAGGGTCGACGGGTGCACACCGAGGGCGCTGGCCGCCCGGGCCGTGCTCACCGGCTTCCGTTCCTGATCCACGGCGCAATCATCGCACAGGATGTTGGCCGTTCACATCGCTTACTAGTTGATGCACGAGTTGATGCCTGATACGGTCAGATGCAAGAGTTTGACGACGATGGAGGTGGGACGTGCGCGGCAGGATGACCTCCGATCGATGCTCGAAGGGGCACCCGTTCGATGAGATCAACACCTACTTGCGCGGCAACGGGCAGCGGACGTGTAGGGAGTGCCAGCGGACGCGGTCGCGCGAGTTTCAGCGTCGGAAGCGCGAAGCGCTGCGCAACGGCACCAATGACCACCTGCGCTACGGGTCCCTGGATTACCTGACCGACTCCGAGATCTACCGCGACGCTGCCCTCGAACGGTTTCGTGCAGCGTTTGTCGTTGACGTCAGGACCGGTTGCTGGGTCTGGGCGCAGAGCCTGACCGACAACGGCTACGGAAAGTTCACGTACATGCGGCAGCCGGTTCTTGCGCACCGAGCTGCCTACTTCTTGCTGGTCGGCGAGATTGCAGATGGCTTGAGCCTCGACCACCTGTGCCGGGTGCGGCGATGCGTCAACCCAGAGCATCTGGAGCCGGTGACTACACGCGAGAACCTGCTTCGAGGGAGCACCCTCGCCGCCGCCAACGCGGCGAAGACCCACTGCCCGCAGGGGCACGCACTCACTGCCGACAACCTGCGGTCCGCTCCGCTGAAGCGCGGCTTCCGAGCCTGCCGGCAGTGCCACAACGAGCGCCGGCGCGTCGCCTAAACGCAATGCGGCCCCCGGCGGTGCGCGAACACCGACCGAGGGCCTTGTCTCCGAACCCCACCTCAGAAGGGCTGAAGACCGTGACTGATTCTGCCACGACCAACAGGACCGTGAAGCACGCGCCGACTGGTGCCCCCATGATTGCGCCGTCCTTCCCAGCGCCGTGCCCGCCGTGGTGCACGGACTGCTGGAAGGGCGACGAGGACCGGCGGACCCCGGACCCGGGTGTGACGTTCCACCACGGCGCGGTCCGCACGATCGTGTGCACGAACGGGCCGGAGAAGCACGAGGTTGAGGTGTCGCTGGAGCGTTTCGACGCCGAGGGCGAGATCGGACCGGTGCAGGTGTTCTTCCGCACGGAGGACGGCTCGTTCAGCATGGGCCTCGCGGACGCCGAGGTGTTGGCGGCCGAGTTGTTCTCGCTGCTGGTGCGCGGACGGCAGGCCTGAGCCATGGAGTACCGAGTGGACCTCTACGCCGCCGGTGACGTGTTCGCCCGGACTGAGCGGTTCGTTGCCCGTCACCACACCGAGGCGGTCGACACCGCACGCGGGTTGGCGGTGGCGTACGGCCTGGATCACGCCCGGGTGTTCGTCACCGACGGGGCGGGCCAGGCCCAGTTCCTGATCCGGGTGGGGGCGGAGCGATGAGCGCCCGTCGGTTCCGAGGCCGCGTTTACCTGACCATCAGCCTTGCGCTGGTCGCCCTGTCGTTCCCGCTCGATGACGCCGCCGGACTGGCGTGCTCGCTCACGGGTGTCGCGTTCAGCGTGGCCGCTCTGCGGAACCTGCGCGGGGGTGCCCGATGAGCGCCGACCGGATCGACTCGTGGCTGGCCTTCGCCAGCGAGCACCGCACCGCCATCCTTGCCATCGGTGCACTGCTCGTCGCCGTGCTGCTGGTGCTGGCCCGGGTGACCCGCAGCCAGAAGGGTCGCAGCGCCACCTTGACCTTCGCCGCGTCGGTGATCGCGCTGGGCTTCTCCGCTGAGGGCATGTGGGAGGTCGCCACCGGGGCGCTACACCTGGCGAAGTGGCAGGCGGTCCTGCTGTTCGCGTTCGCCGAGATCCTGATGTTGTCGGAGGCGAACCAGGCGCGGAAGAAGATCGCCGAGGGCCGGGACCCGCGCCGACACATCCGCGCGGTCTGGATCATCGCCCTGGTCGCTGGCCTCGCCGCCGGCAGCCACGCTGACAACCTGTCGGGTCAGGTGATCCGGTTCTTCATGCCGATGGCGGTGGCGTGGCAGTGGTCGTCGCGGATCAAGGATGACCTACCCGAGGTTGCCCGGCAGGAGTCGTCGTGGATCTGGACGCCCCGCCGGGTTGGTGTGGAGCTGGGGCTGTTGAAGCCGGGTTCCGCCGATGACCTGAGCGAGGTGTTCCGCCGCCGCAACGTGGACCGCATGGTCCGGCTGGCCCGGCTGATCGACACCGGGTCGACCCGCCTGGTCGCGTCGCGCGAGGGTCAGCTGCGCAAGTTGGCGGAGGGCGCGACCGCGCAGATGCTGGCCGAGGTGCGCGAGCGTCACCAGCGCGGCGCGGACGCTCGCGCACTGATCCTCGACGGTGTTGCGCACCCCGTCGCGCAGGTTCCCGCGCACCCTGTCGCGCACCCCGAGCCGGATCTGCCGCGCATGCCCGCGCAGATGCAGTTGCCGCAGGTCGCGCAGGCTTCCGCGCGGCGCGGACAGGTGGTACTGCGCACCCCCACGGAGCCGGTCGCGGAGCCCTCTGCTGACGAGCGCGAGGCGGCCCTGTTGCGCGCGGTCGCGCGGGTGCGCAGCGGTGAGTCGAACCGCGCGGCTGCGCGGGCGGAGGGCGTGCCCGAGTCCACGCTGCGCGACCGACTGAAGACCAACGGCCACTCGTTCGAGCCGGCCGGCCAATGAAGCTGCGGCGCCCGGCCCCACCTCCTACAGCCGGACCGGGCGCCGCCTCCAAGAAGGAGATGCCCATCATGTCCCACCAGACCACCAGCACGGATGTTGCCCTGGCCCGCGGGAAGCCGCTGGAGGTGATCCGTCCAGCGGCTCCGAGGGAGCGCAGCAAGGGTGACCAGAGCCTCGGCACGCTGCTCGCGGTGTACGCGGCGATCCTGGCGCTCGTCGTGGCGTTCGCGGGGTTCCTGCTCTCTATCACCCCGGTGGGTGCGTCGTGACCCAGACCGTGACCGAACGTAACTCTGAAGTCTGCACTTCAGACTTCGCCCCCGACCCCGCTGAGCGTGAGATCGGCTCGGAGACGCCGGCAACTCTGCACTCTGCAATGACGGACAGTGACCGTCGCCCGTTCGACACGGCGGCGTGGCTGGCCAAGTTCAAGGACAACTTCACCCCGCCGGAGCTGCTCACCGAGCGCCGCCCGGCCGTCGACACGATGCGCCTGTACGCGCAGCGGGGCCGGTACACGGCGGACCTGCACGGCGCGGCCCGTGCTCTCGGCATCGCGTACCTGCGCGGTGTCGCGGTCCCTGGCCTGGTTGGCGCTCGGCTGTGGGAGTGGCTGACGGAGCGCTTCGCTCGGCTTCTGGTCGTCGGCGTCACCGTGAAGCTCCTGTCGTTCCTGCCCCCGGTCGCCTGGACGGTCGACCACCTCATCCACCCCGGCGTCGACCTGGCGCTGCGGGTGTTCCTCTGAAGGGAGCCACCCCGTGGCCAAGAAGACCATGAAGTCGCTCAGGCAGAAGGGGGTGAAGACCCTCGCCTGGCTGTCGTTCGGCATCGCGTTCCTCGGCGGCGCGTTCGGCGCGGAGACGTTCGTCGGCGACGTCATCGAGACGGTACTGGAGGCGTTGCCCTGGTCGTGGCTGCCGATCCTGCTGCTGATCGTCGCGGTCGTCGGCTCGCTGATCGACGCGTTCATCGACGGGACGCCGAACTGGTTCGCCGTCATCTCGGCGATCGTTGCCCCGTCAATCGCCACGGCGGTCGACGGCAAGTTCGGCGACACGATCTCCAGTTGGGCGGACTCGTCGCAGGTGTGGGTGAACGAGGCGCTGACGGAGTGGACGGGCGAGCAGTCGGCGGTCGGCCTGACGTTGGCGTGCATCGTGGCGTCGCTGTTGATGGCCCGCCGGGTCATCAAGAAGTCCTCCAGCGCGACCGCGGAGGCGTGACATGGAGATCGTGCTGCTGTGGTGCTTCGTCATCGGCTACTTCGCGAAGCGCGGCGCTGAGGATCTGGTGCACGCGGTGAAGGGCACCCCGAACCCGCGCTACGAGTTGAAGCGTGAGCGGGCTATCGCGGCTGGTCAGCGGCCGGCGCAGCAGCCCCGGTACGGGGGTCGGGAGTGGTTCGCCGATCTGATGTCCGACGCGATGGTGGCGCACACGGAGAAGCGTCGGAAGTCGGCGAAGGCGAAGGCCCAGCCGGTCGACGACATGATCGGCATCGTCCGGGAGCCGAAGGCGCAGCCGAAGACGGAGCGGGTGTACGACCCCAACAACGCCCGCAACTGCCCGCAGTGCAAGGGCGAGGTGGTGCTCGATGGCCGTCCGTGCCCGCGCTGCCTGGCTGAGCAACAACGCCGTAACGCCGAGTGGGAGGCGCAGGGCGGACTCGACCAGACCTTCGGGCCGCGTACGTCGTCGAGGTCCCCGGAGGCGCGGGAGGAGAAGATCCGCACGCTGCAGGACGTGGCCTTGGCGAAGTTGGCCGAGTCGGGCACCCGGTCTCACCGGGACTCGCGGGGTCGCTGCCCGGACTGCGGGGAACCCAACCCGTTCGACACGCCTTGCAGTTCCCACAGCCCCGGCGCACTGCGAGAGGAGAAGCCGGTGCCGCAGGGGGAGACGCCGAAGCCTCTCGCCGATGGCTGGACTGGGATGCGCACCAACCAGGGCGAGCCCATGTGCCAGAGGTGCCAGAAGGCCTACCGCCGGCTGAACCCGCCTGCCGACTGCGGCTGCCCGGCTGCGGCCGAGCACACCGCCCAGATCATCCAGTTCCCCAACCCGAACACCATCAAGGAGATCGACATGTCGAACCCCGAGGCCGCCGGCCTGTCCACCGCCATCGCGTTCGCCGAGGCCGCCGCGTCCGCCCACCAGTCGTTCGCCACCGCCGGAGCCGAGGGTTACATCGGCGCGTTGCAGCGGGGCGACATGGACGGCGAGCCCATCGACACCGCCCGGGAGGCGATGGAGGCGTCTGGGATCGCCGCCGACAAGTGGAACGCGCACAAGGCGACCCTGGAGGCGCAGCAGAGCCTGAAGGAGGCGTACCAGGCGCAGCCCGGCGCGGCCAACAAGGAATACCTGCTCAACGGCTGACCCGGCTACCGCCGTGGGGCGTGGGCCAGCGCGGTCCGCTCCCTGCGGTGGAAGCCGGGACACCTGAGGAGAGAACCATGAGCACGACAACCGAGGTGCCGGAGCGGGTGGCGCCGATCGTGGAGGGTGGGTTGCGTCCGCAGCTCGCCCCGCACGCCGCTGTCGGCACCCTTGTCGTCGCGGCGGTTGCCTGCCGGGTCGCGGTGCACGCGGTCGGCGACGAGCGGACCGTCGCGGTGTGGGTGGCCGGGTCCGCGTTCGTGATCGCCGTGGTCGCGGCCACGCGGGTCCGCCGTCGGGTGTTCGACAAGCGGGCCCGGCGGCGGGCGCTGGCGTTCCTGGGTGTGGCTGTCGGCTGGCTGACCGGGGTGACCCTCGCCGGCCTGTCTCTGGGCGCGGTGGGGCTGCTCATGGCCGTGGCGTACGCGCTGTCGATGCACTGGTGGCGGCAGCACCCGGTCGGGCTGATCCAGCCGAAGGTGACCCGGTCGGGCTACCAGCGGTTGTGGGCGGAGAACAACGGGGCCAGCGACGGGGCGCTGCCCGGGTCGCGGCTGACGGCTGAGGAGCCGATCGCGGCTGGCGTGCGGTACGCGCTGAAGCTGCGGGCGGGCAAGCAGACCCTGGAGATGGCTATCGCCGCGATGGGCCGGCTGCGTGGAGGGCTGCACCTCCAGGCCGACCAGCAGATGCTGCTGGAGCCGCACCCGACCGAGCCCGAGCCGACGCTGCTGCTGACGATCGTCACCCGCTCCCCGATCAAGCAGGCCGTCGACTGGCCGGGCCCGTCGGCGTTCGACTCGGCGACCGGTCGGGTGCGGCTCGGCCCGTTCGCCGATGGTGAGGGCGTGGCCACCTGGCGGGCGTACACCGACAACCGGCTGTGGGGCGGGTTCATCCAGGGCGGCACCGGGTCGGGGAAGTCCCGGCTCATCGACTCGATCGCGTTCTCCCTCGCCGCTAGCGAGTCACACCCCACGGTGATCTTCTACGCCGACGGGCAGCGGGGCGCGTCGTCGCCGCTGCTCATGCGCCACGCCGACCTGTTCGCGGGCACGTTCGATCGCATCCACGCGATGCTCGTCGGCCTGGAGCTGCTGATGCTGCTCCGGCAGCAGGAGAACGTTGAGATGGAGGTGGAGGGCTTCCGTCCCATCGCCGACCGGCCCGGGGTGCTGGGCATCATCGACGAGTGCCACAAGCCGCTCGACAAGGAGCAGAACCCGGCGTTGTGGAAGGAGACCCAGCGCATCGCGTCGACCGTCGCCCGCGAGGGCGGCAAGGTGGGCATCGCGCTGCTGCTGGCATCCCAGGAGCCGACGCTGGGGGCGTTCGGCGGGGCGGGTAGCCCGTACTGCGAGGCGCTGCGGTCGAGCCTGCTCACCGGCAACGGCATCATGTTGGCTGGCGACGATCCGAACGCGAAGACCATCTTCGGGGTGGAGGACAACCCGAAGAAGTTCCCCCGGTTCGGCGGCTACGGGATGGTGACGAAGCCGGCTCCGGGCGAGCGGCAGGCGCATTTCCGTAGCTACTACCTGAACGACCGGCTCCAGAAGCACTGGCCGTCCCGGATCGAGTGGCGGGGGCTGTCTGACCCAGCCGAGAATTTCGCGATGGGCTCGGCGTACGGGGCGCGGGAGCGGTCGTACGCGGACCGGAAGGCGTCGCTGGCGGGGGTGCGGCTGCGAGCCACTCGTGAGCCGGAGCCTCAGCCGGCCACGGGCGGCGACGGTGCCGCGCTGGAGTCGTTCGGGCTGGCCCCGTTCCCGAGGTGGACGGAATTCGTCACTCAGGCGCAGCGGGAGGCGCTGAAGGCGCTCGGTCCCAGCCACGAGAAGGTGCTCGACGCGATCCGCGCTGGCCACACCAGTCCGCAGCGGATCGCCGACACGGTCGACCTGTCGGTGCGTCGGGTGCACCAGCTGCTCGGGGATCTGGCTGAGGCTGGTCGGGTGCGCGGTGGCGGCCGGCAGTACGAGGTGGCCGCCTGATCCGAGCACGACGAACGCGGGCCCGTACTCCGAAGAGTGCGGGCCCGTGGTGCGTTCGGGGTCAGCTCTGCTCGCTGGTCTTGCCTTTGCGCCAGCCCTGACCAGGGCGGTCGGCTTCCCACGCGGTGATGGTGTCGGTCTTCCAGACGGGCGTACGCCCGATGGTGTCGTCGGGGTCGGGGAGGTCGCCGCGGGTGCGCATGCGGTAGATGGACTCGCGTTTGACGCCGAGGCGGGTGGCGAGGTCTTCGCTGGTCAGGTAGCCGTCCATGCGCCCCACCATACGTTGTCCTGTTGGGCTTGACAACCTATGTGGACGCGAGTAACGTTGTCCATGTCAGCAAGACAAGGTGGAGGGGGCGGACATGGCGAACATCGGATGCGAGATCTGCGGAGCCGACAACGCCCGCACCGTCCCCGCCCCCAGCGGCGGCACCATGGACGCCTGCAGGCCCTGCGAGGCCGACGAGCGCCGGCAGGCCGAGATCGACGCCCGGTGGAACGACATGCTCGACACCCCGCTAATCCCGCTGCCGGCCTGACCCAGACAGCACGAAGCGCCCCCCGCCACGAAGGCGAGGGGCGCAGTGCGTTACGGGGAAGGTCAGCCGACGGCCGGGGCCTTGCTGCGGATGCCGTTGTCGGATGCCGCCGGGGCCACCCCCACACCGAGGACCGTCGCCGCAGCGAGGACCAGGGCGATCCACTCGTTCGCGTCGAGGCCGCCGAGGATGACGGTGGTCAGGACCTGCAGCACCGACAGCACCACGGCGACGGCGGTCTTGCCCCACCGGTACTGCGGGGCGAGCGGCACCAGGTACACGCCGGCTGCGGTGGCGAGGGCGATGGCGATCTGTACGCCCTCGTCGGGGTCGATGTGCTGGTCGCCGGACAGGGCGCCGTACGCGACGGTGAGGGCCGCGGCGATGACGGCGGCGATGGCCTTGCCGTAGGTCTGGAACATCGGGGCTCCTAGGGTTGTGGTCATGGCTGGGTTTCCGCAGCTCCGCGAGGCGGGCTGGTTGTACGGCGACGACCCGCACCTCCCGCTGGCCCTGATCAGGCTGTTCGAGCGGATGGACGGGACGGGCTGGGAGGTGCGCCTGAACTCGCCGGCCGAGGCGGCGACGACGATGGTCGACTTCCCCGACGAAGCCGGGGCACGGGCCGAGCTGGAGCGGGTGTACGCCGACGGTGAGCAGTACGGGAGGTGGCGCAAGCGCCAACCGGAGGCTTACTAGTCGCAGCCGAACTGGGTGCGCAGCCGCGACACCTCAGTCGCCAGCGTCCGCCCCGTGTCCGTCACCGGCGGCGAATCCCGGTACGCGTCGTCGTACGTCACTAGCAACGCACACCACCTGCGGTTCGACTCCCGGTCAATCTGCTCCGCGCGCCGCTCCGACCGCTCCGCACGCTCGTTGGCGTACAGCACCGACGCCGCCCCGAACGCGACCACCACCACGAACGTGACCGTCATCGCGTACCAAACCCGGATGGCTTTCGTGGTCACGGGCTACCTCCCGGGACGCTGGGCGATGGCGGTGATGGCGTAGGCGACGGCGGAGGCTGAGGTGGCGACGACGAGTCGGGGGTACCACCGGTCCCACTGCCGCTTGGCTTGATGGACCACAGGTGCCACACCCCAGGGGCCCCCAGCAGGGCGAGGAACGCGGCCAGGAGTTCCCAGCTGACGCGTCCTGTCACCTGCTGGTACGCGATCCCCCACAGGCCCACTCCGATGCACCCGGCGTCCCGGACGACGGTTAATACCCGCTCCAGCCTCACTCACATTCCCTGCCTTCCGGTCGGCCAGTTCAGGTGGCGCTGGGGGCGTCACCCCTGCGCCGGCAGGAGGTCGCGCAGCTTGGCCAGCACCTGCTCGGCGGTCAGCTCCCCGGACTGGCTGGCGCGCACCAGCTCGGCCAGGGCGGCGTCACGCTCGGACTCGGCCGCGGCGACCTGGTCGATGCGGGCCAGGATCTGCTGGGTGTTGAGGCCCTTGGCTGCGGCGAGCACGGCGGCCAAGGTGGCGTCGGTCCGCTTGCGCCATGCAACGTCCTCAGCCTGGTACGCCTCGTCCCGCTGCCGCCACTTCACCGGCTCGACGGACGGGTCGCCGACGCCCCACGCCTCGATGATGCTGCTGGCCTTCGCGGTCATGTCGTCCTCCACGCTGCTGGTCGGGGCTCTCTTCACGGCCACTGCGGGCCAGGTCGCGGTGTTCTCGTCGTCGGCGGCCAGGCCGCTGAAGTGGATGTGGTCGTTGTGCGGGTCGCTGGTGCGCGACTGCCTGGCCCAGCCGTTCGACCGCCACCACTGCGAGCCGTGCCAGATCACCCCGTACAGCCGGCCGCGTGCCTTCGGGTCGGCCAGGATCCGGGCGACCAGCGCGTCAGCGTCGGCCTTCGTGAACGCCTTGCCGATCATGATGTCGATGGCGCGGTGCTCGGCCCGGCCGTCCGGGTCGGACTGGGCGGCCTTGCTGCCGGCGGTGTCGTCTTCGTTGTGGTCCGACGCCCGCGCCTTGTGCGCCTCGTCGCCGATCCCGTAGACGGTGACGCCGGGCCACTGGCGCTTGATGTCGCTGGTCAGGGCCTGCATGTTCGCTGCGCGGGCCATTGGGGCTCCTGTCCTGGGGTTATGGACTCTCAGCCACGCCACCTGCGCGCAGGTGACCGCATCCCACTGACGCCCCAAGAACTCATCGAGGCCGGCGTGCCGGTCGGCAGTGTCGTCACCGCCAACCTCGTGAACGGGGTGCTGGATCGGATGCGAGCTGCGAGCCCTGACGGTGAACTGCCTCCGCACATCCAGGCGCGCATCGACGCCGGTGAAGGTGGAGCCGGCTGGAGCCATTGACCGGACGGCGCATACTGGCGGCCATGGATTCGGCACCCGACGAAGAGCGGCGTGGCAAGCTGAACGCGATCGCGATTCTCATCGCGCTTCACGTCCTGGTGGCCGTGGTGTTGCCGTTGCTGCTCTGGTCGTTCCGGGACTAGCGGCCCAGCGCGGCGTCGAAGAACGCCACGATGTCGTCCGCGTACGGCGCGACATCGAACGAATGCCCGCCGACCGTCGAGATGACCTCAACGCTCGACGCCTCAGCCAGCACCGGGACCAGCACGTCCGTGTGCTGCGAGCGCGGCACCGGCACGTCATCCGCAGCCGCAAGGAACAACATCGGCAAGCCCCGAAACTCCCAGCCACCTGCGTTGACGGCCGGGTCGTGGCCGGCGGTCGCCGTCGCATACGGGCGACTGGCGCTGATGCCGTACGCGGCGTCGATCGTCGCCGTGAACGCCGGGTTGGCGTACGCGGCAGCCAGGCTGCACACCGGCGACGTCCCCACCCACGCCGCAGCAGGAATAGACCGTCGCCGCAGCGTCAGCAGCGACTCCAGACCGCCCATGCTGTTGCCGTAGAGCACCGTCGCGCCGATCGCGTACCGGTCACGCACGTACCGGTACGCCTGGACGTAGGCGTCGAGGCCGCGGTCGCTGCCCCACGTGCTCGTGCCCGGGGTGTACGCGGCGGACACCACGATGTAGCCAGCGGCGGACAGGGCGGCGGCGACCGCCCGCCCGTTCGCATTGTCGCTGAAGTGGACTTCATCGCTGCCGTTGCCGTGGAAGCACAGCGCCAGCGGCGACGGCCTGCGCGCGTCGTATGCCGGCGGCAGGGCCACCCGCAGTCCGTACGTGCCTGCGACGGTCGTCCAGTGCACGGTGCGCCGCACACCCTCAATGCCCGACCTCGGCGTCACCGTCACCAGGCCCCGGCGAACGCCGAGCGGCCCGATGCTCGACCCGGCCAGCTCCCGGGTGTCCGAGTTGAACACGACGAGGTTGTTGACGGTGCCACGGGACGTGCGGTACCGGACCTCGGTGCTGCCGGAGACCGCCACCACCGAGAGGCAGGTGTCGTCCACGGTGACCGTGACCGTCCAGTCCACGGTGCCGGCCGGCAACGCCGCCAAGCTCGTGGCGGTGCCGTTGGTGAACGCGGCGATGTCGCCGCTCTGCGTCCGGAAGTACAGGCCACGGCTCGCAGCACCCCCGGCGGTGAACTCCGCGCCGGCCGGGTCGCTGGACACCCCGACGATCACACCGCCCGACGTCCCGCCCGACACCGTGCGCACGTTGATGACCGCGCGCATCGTCTCCCCAGCGGCGAGCGCGAGCGACCGGTTGGCACCCGAATGACCATTCTGCGAGTCCGAGTACAGGCGGCCCGCTTGCACCCGGGCGAACGTGGACGACGACCAGGCGGCCAAGCTGCCCCAGGTTTCGACGAAACCCCCCACGTCGGCCATCACAGCCTGACTGTTGGCCACCGCGTACTGCCGGTCAGCGGCGGCGACATCGACGAGCCGAACAAGGTCGGAATCGACCACAGGTTATTTCTCCGATCAGGTGACGGGGGCGACAGTGACACTGCGGTTGCGGATCGAGCCGGTGCCCGCGTCAACGCGGTGCTCAAGGCGAACGTTGTACGAGCTGCCGGCGGTCAAGCCCGCCACGAGGTAGTGCGCGCCGAAACGGGGGTCGGTCGTCCCGGTGTTCTTCACCGCGTTGCCGTCGGTACCGACGAGGACGCTGGAACCCGACCCGACCACCGCTCCGGTGCGCACCACGGGGGCGACGAATGTCGACGACGACGCACCACTGTTCGACAGCTGCGCCGTGTAGTGAATGACCGCACTGCCTGACACGGGCGCGGTGAACGCCAACCCGCAGGAGGCGTACGTGCCACCGGTCGTAGTCACGTCGAATGCCGTGTTGGTGATCGTGTACGCGCCGCCCTGCCGGTCCGTGGTGGTCGCCGGCCAGTACTGCCCGATCAGCGCCCACCCCGACCCGTCGTAGATCCGCAGCAGGTTGGTGTCCGTCTCGTAGATCGTCATCCCCGCGCCGGGCGACGACGGGCGGGTGCCGCTGGTGCAGGAGATCACCGCCTGCTTGGCCAGGTAGTTGTTCACGTCGCCGGCCGTCAGCACCTCGCCGACGGTGAACGTCTTGAATGGCACGCTTCCCCCTTCAGTAGCCCAGGGCGTTGGTGTCGAGGACACCCAACGTCGGGCTGTCCAGCACCATGAACGACAGACGGCTGGCCGACTGGAACACCCACTGAGTGCGCCACTCGCCCGGCGTCACCTCGTGCTCGATGCCCCGCACCAGCACATCCCGATCAATCGGATCCCCACCACCTGGTGGGCGGCGCACCACCGTCACCCGGTCGCCGAGCTGACGGCCCAATGCCTGCGGATACAGCACGTCCGGGTCACCCTGCGGCAGCAGCACCATGGCCTCGAACCGCAGCTCAGGCTTGGACGCCTGATGCAGCACCCAGTTGGCGTAGTCGAGTGACGCCGCCTCCGTCGTCACCAGCAGATCCGTACGCGAATAGGTGCGCGTCAGGTACGCGTCACGCGACGCGGAGTCCTCCACCACCTGGGCGCTGCCGCCCACCCGGGCGATGCTCACCCGGTTGTACATCGACTGCCGGTCGTAGGAGACCGTCACGTCGTGGTACGGCAGACCACCACCAGCGTCGTCGAACACCGCCTGCGGTGTATTCGACCTGGTGGCCGTCAGTAGGTCCCGCCGCTGCCGGAACCGCACCCGCCCCTGCGAGTCGATATACAACTCGCCCAGCTCCGAGTCGGCGGTCAGCAGCAGCTCGGCCAGCGCGTTGTCGGACAGGGTGGTCGCCTGCATCTGGCTGTGTCCGGGGTCGATGAGCCGGTCCGTCGCCGGCCAGCCGACCGAGTTGAGGATCCGGTTAACGCGCGCCCCGGACCCCTCGTTGGCCCCAGCTGGTGCTGATGCGCCCCGGTCGTAGCTGGCGAACACCGCGAACGCGTCCACGCAGGTGAGATGCACCTCCGAGGTTTCCGGCCCGGTGTAGACGACCTTCCATTCGTCGGTGAAGCCTTCCCACAGCGGGTAGGTGACGCCACCCCAGGCCGCGCGGAACCGGATGGCCCGCATCGGCTCCACCTGCGTCACCCCGGCCGCCACGTACGGGCCGCCGAGGTTCGTCGGGTCGAACCTGCGATCTTCGTTGCGCAGTACCAGTGACGCGGTGCCGCCCTCGTACCTCACGACCGGCCCGTCGACCCGGGTGGTGCCCTGCCGGGTGGAGAACGACGCCACCCACGGGCTGACGTCGGACCACAGCCCCGCGTCGCCCAGCGTGCCGGTGTCCAGTAGGCCCCGGGATGCGTCGTCGAGGTGCAGCTGGGTGCCGGTCAGCGGGCCGGTGAACCCGATCTCGACGATGACATCCGCCACGCCGGGGACGCTCACGTGCGCCACCCCTTGCCGGACGACCGCTCGTACGCCTTGACCGCCTCCACAACCTCCCGGCCCACCTCAGCACGGTTTACCGTCGACGGGACGTTCACGGTGAAGTAGTTGTTGATGACCGTCTGCCCGCCCGCCACACCACCGCCGAGCGCCACGCCCGCCGAGCGCGAGTCGCTGAGCAACCGCGCGGTTTTCTTGGCGTCGTGGACGAACCCGTCGGCCGAAGGGGTGATCAGCTCCGGCCCTTCCTCACCCACCATGTACGGTGTCCCGGCCTTGATCGGACCACCCGAGGCCCGGCCGCCGATGCCATCGCCGATGCCGACGTTGCGCCCCTCGGTGCGAGTCGTGGTGATCTTGTTGTGCACGCTGATCACGACACTCTTGCTCTTGATCGCGGCGATCCTGCCGGCGAGGGTCGTCAAGTCGATCGGGTGCTGCTTCGTCTTGACGTCAACCTCACGCTTGACGTTCGGAATGCCGAACAGCTGATCGGCGAGGCGCTTCGCCTCGCCCTTCTCGACCTTCATCGCGTCGGCAGCCCGTAGGAACGCCGCCCGACCCTGCTCCGTGACCGCCGCACCAGCCTCTTCAGACCCCATGCGCTCGGCCACAGCAGACGCGTGGGCCTTCGTCTCCCGCACCAGCCCGAGCAGCGTCTCCATGTTCTTACGGCCCGACTCGGTGTTCGTGTCGATGCCCCGCTTGGCGTTCTTCGCCGCCTCCGCCGTCTCATCAAGGCTGCGCTCGAACGCGATCTCGGTGTTGTACATCGCCAACGTCTGGTCACGCAGCTCGGCCAGGGTGTCCGTGAACGCCTTCACCTCGACATCAGCAGTCTTCGCACCCTCGGCGGCCTTCATCAGCCCACCGAAGATACTGTCCCCCGCCTCCTGGCCCTCTTCGCCGCCACCCTCCAGGGCGGCCGCGAGCTCGTCCATCCGCTCACGGTTGTCGGTGATCTTGTCCCCGACGATCGGCAGCCACCCGGCCATGCCCTCGGCGAAGTGGGCACCACCCTGCCCGGTCTTCACCAACGCGCGGTAGACGTCGGACAGGCCGGCAACGAAAGTTCCGGTCGTCCGAATCCCCGACTCCAGGCCCATCAGCAGGCCACGCACCGCCGACGCGCCCTCATCGGCGCTACCCGAGATGTCAGACAGGGCATCCGAGATCGCGTCACCGATGCGAGGCAGGCCCTCGGACAGCTCCCGCACCACCGGGCCAGCCGCCTCCGCCGCCTGACGCAGCCCCGGGCCGATCTCGCGGACCAGGCCGCCGATACCCCGCGCCAGCGGCACCACATAGCGGGACGTCGCCGCGAACATGTCGTCGACGTCGCTGGCCGCCTCGGACCACTCATCGCGGATGATCGCGATGCCCTGGATGGTCGGATCAACGAACCGGGCGGCCGAATCCTCAAGGTCCCCGACGATGGTCCGCCCGAGCACCTTGGATGCGGCCTGAACCCGGGAGTCCTTCGCCGCCAAGCTCACGCCGCCGACGACACCGCCGACACCGACACCACCGAGCACCGCGCCAGCAATGGTCGCGCCGAGCATCGGCACCACCACCGCAGCGATACCCGCGCCGATCACACCACCCGTCGCACCCATCGGTGCCTTCGCCAGGATCGGCCCGATCCGGGCGATGAACTGGGCGCCGAACCCCTCGGCGGCGTCCTCGCCCGCCTTGCCGAAGTCGGGCAGCAGATCCCGAGACTTCGTCAGCTTGCGCAACTCCGTCTGCTGCTTACGGATCGCCTTGGTGATGTCGATCCGGTCAGCGGCGTCACCGGTGCGCGCGAAAGCCACCGCGAGGGTCTTCAGGCTGTCCTCGACGTCGGCGATCTGCCGGTCAAGGTCCGCGGCGTCCTTCTCCGTAGCGTCGAGCTTGTCGCCGAACCGATCGAGCCCGCCGCCCGCCCTGTCCGCCATCTTGGCGACGGTCTCTTCGCCCAACAACCTAATCAAGATGTCGCGCTTGTCAGCCACCGTGACCTCCCTGATTCACCGGGTGTTGCGCCATCAGGGCAGCCCGCTCATCAGCGGGCGTCGGGGCCAGCGGCAGCAGATGCGCGTGGATCTCCCGCAACGTCATCTCCCGCAGCACCGGCGGGCTGATCGCCACGTAATGCCGGGAGAAGCGCGGGCCCACCTCGTCGAGCAGGCCGGCTACGCCTCCGCGTTCGGCGGCGACGTCGACGAGGCAGAAGCTGGGGGGTCCACATCATCGGCGGCCGGCACCGGCTCCCAGTCGGCCAGGATCACCAGCGGCTCGAAGCCATCGAACGGCTCGGGCACCATGTCGTCACCCCGCTTGACGCGAACGCCAGCCAGCCGCCGGGCCACCCACATTGCCGCGAGGTTCGCCGCAGTCGAATCCGCACGGACACCGCGCATCATCTCCCGCAGCACCATGCCGGTCTGCCGCTCGACCTCCACCAGTTCCCGAGCCGGCACCCGCACCAGCGCGGCCTCGTCGTACACCCACCAGTCCGACCCGTACCGCTCGTGGTCGTCCTCGTGGAACCGGAACCGCATCGCCGGCAGCAGCTTCATCGGTCAGCCTCTCGCAATCTTCGCGGCCACCGCGTCGATGACCTTGTCCATCTCGCGGCGCACGTCGACGCCCAGGCGGTCCACCGGCCGGTCCACAAACCCGGCACGGACCTTCTGCGCCACCCACGGATTCACCCGCGACGTCGCCTTGTGCAAGGCGTGCCGCTTCAACGCCCGTGAGCGGCCGTACACGGGGTGCCGCAGGATGCCCCGGTTGAGCTGCGGCACGTCGCGCCGCTCTTTCTGCCCGTCGCCGTAGACCCGCCACGTCACCCTGGCCACGTGTTTGAACGCCCGGATCTCGGTGCGGAACTGCAGGCTGCGGGCCAGGATCGGCGCGTAGCCAGACGGCATGGCCTTCGGCACCTCAGCGGTAACCGCCGGACCGAGCCGTGCGGTGGCCAGTCGGAAACCGGCGGCCATGCCCTTGCCCAGCCCCGTGTTCCCGGTCTCCTTGAGCACGGTCATCACCCGGAGAAGCTCTGACGACCCGGTCACCCGGACGGACATGCCCATCGGTCAGGACGTGGCGCGGGTCAGTGGCCCGGCGCCCTGCCAGGTGACGCCCACCGTGGCCAGGTCACCGACGCTGCCACCGACCGGGGTGTGACCCGACACGAGCACCGGCCCGGAGTAGAGCGGGTTCGTGGCGCTGGTGGCCGCCGACGTGGCCTTCACGGTCACCGTCACCACGGTGCCCAGCAGCGGCCACAGCGTGGCGTCGACCGCACCAGCGGCGTAGTCCTCGTTGAACTCCAGCGCGATCGTCCAGTCCTTAAGACCGCCGAGGCGGGACCGGAAGGTGTCACCCATCGCGGTGTCGTCGAGCTGGTCGGCGGACGCGTTGATCGTGGCCTGGCGGACGAACTGCGACAGGTTGACGGCGTTCACCGTCACAACCGCGTCGACGAAGGCGAATGAGCCCACGGTGCATCTCCCTCTGGATACGCGACAGCCCCGCCGGTCAGTCCGGGCGGGGCTGCGAAAGAACGGGTGGTCAGGAACCGATGCCGATGGCCCCGGCGACGACGAAGCTGCCAGTGACGGCGGAAACGTTCAGGCGGTAGTAGGCGTCCGTGATCGGGCCAGCCACCCGGGCCAGCCACAAACCACCCTGCGTCGTCGCCGCCGCGAACGTGCCCCGCACGGTCGGCGAGGCGAACCCGACCGTGCTGGCCGACTGCACCTGAACCGTCAGCGTCGTGCCAGCCGAGAAGACGTGCAGCACCGCGTACAGGTACTGGGTGCCGGACACCGTGCCCAGTTGCAGCACCGAGCCGGTCGCGCCCGTCGCCGAGACGCTGCCCTTAGCCTTAGCGACCTGACCACGGATCAGCCCGGCCGGGTTGGTGCTGGCCATGGACAGGCTGAACGGGGTCAACTCGCCCTGCGCCCCGAAGAGCTGGTAGCCGAACTTCCCCAACTGGGCGAAGTAGGCCACCGACCCCTCCGTCGGGGTTGGTGCCATCGTGACCACCCGGTCGGCGACACCCAGATCCGGGAACGCCTGCGGATCCGGGGCGTTCACCGCGGCGGACTCCCAGTACCCGGCGAGCTGCGCGGACACCGACTTCAGACCGCCGGCCCGGGACCGGAACCCTCCGCCGCCGAACGTGGTGCTGTCGAGCTGCTCAGCCTCCACGGCGAGCGACATCTGGTTGAGGTTGGTCGTGAAGTCGTAGCCGGCGACCCACGTCGTCGCATCGGTCAGAGCGAAGCTGCTCATGCCTGGCCGCCCGTCCGCTTCACCGGACGAATGTGTCCAGCTTCGATCAGCGCGTCGATGTTGACCTCCGCCGGGTCGAGCTGAACCGTCTCGCCCTTCTCCGCCCCCGCCACCCGGCAAGGTCCGATGACCTCGAACTTCGGCAGGCTCTTACGCTCAGCCATCTCTCACCCTCCCGGCGCCATGACGCGGACAGCGAATGTGCCGCCGTAGTAGTTGAGAAGGCCCACCTCTTGCAGGCCGTTGGGGTTGAAGCTGTCGACCACCAGGTCATCGATCAGGCCGCCGAGGGTCTTGTCGCCGTCTTCCAGCGCCGCGCGGATCGATCGGACACCCGTCGCGCTGGCGTACTGCGCAAGGCGCAACTGACCCGAACGGTCAAGCTGCGCGCCGGTCAGCAGCGCAATGCGGAACGGGTAGACGATCAGTCCTCGGCGCATCGCCTCCCGGTAGGACGGAATCTCGGGCACCAGCGGGAACGCTGCCGCCTTGTCGAGGGTCGGGTCGTCGGGTGCGTAGCTGTAGGCGCGGAGGCCGTCGACGGTGCCCAGCCGCACCTTGAGCGCGGTCATGATCTGGTCGATCGTCGCCGCCACGTCAGTTCACCAGGATCGCGTCGCGCCGATACGGGGCCAGCTTCTGCTCTGCGAGGCTATTCATGCGCACCCTGACCGGCCCAAACTCACCGAAACCCGCCACTCCGAATGGGGCGTCACCTAGCTTGAACGACTCGGCGGCCATGATCAGGCATGCCTCCTTGACAGGGCCCGGAACCGCATCCCAGCCCCACTGCGCGGTCACCCGAATTAGCCCGTCAACGCCCCACCAGAAGGCGCCGTACCCGCCCAGCGGACGGATGCGGTAGTACGGCCAGCCGGGCTGGCCGCCGACCATCCCGTTCAACGGCTCCAGCCGGTAGGCGCTGGGTGGCCACGAAGCGAACGAGCCAAGCCCGGTCGCGTCGACGGCGATCTGTAGGCCCGCGGTGGTGTGGAAATCGTCGACCACCACCAGCACGGTGCTGTCCGGCGCGAACAGCCGCGCCGACGCGTCAGTGGTCTTGTTGAACTGGCGCCCACACCACGCCTCGATCTCCCGGGAAGCAGTGGCCAGGGCCTCGCCCAGCCGCACGTCGTCGACGGCGTCCTCAACATCCATGCGAGCTTTCAGCTCCGGGACAGTGGCGTACGAGTCACCAAGCGCCATGGACCCTCCCCGGGGCGGGGAACGCCCACCGGTTGATGCGACCGGTGGGCGTTCCGCAGTGGTCGTTCGGTCAGCGGGCGGTGGCGTTCTTGCCAACGTCCTCCGGCTTCACCCCGGGCGGGGTCTGCTGCCAGCCTCCCGGCGTCAGGTACAGGTCCGCCGTGTAGATCGGGCCGATGGCCGGCGGCGGCGGGACCTCGCCTCGGGCGATCTGCCCGAGCATCTCGTCGGTGATGCCCATCTTGTCGACGAACTCCCGAGTCAGGCTCGGGGCCTTCGCCAGCGCCGCCGCGAACAGCTTGTCGCCGCCCGCATCCGGCGTCACACCAGGGGTGACCTCTGCCGGGATCCGGTCGGGGTCGACACCCGGGACGACGAGACCGGTCGCGCCGACGGTGTCCTCACCGTGCACGCCCTTCAGGCCGTCGCTCGGGTTGTCCTCGAACGGCCGTCCGCTGCGCGGGTCGACCGGCACATCGCCCGGCTTGGTCGAAAACGGCGCCGACTGGCCCTCTGTGACGGTGATGTCGCCACGAACCGGTGCGGCGATCACGGATGCGTCGCCCGCAATCCGCTGGTCGCCGCCGGACTGGGCCGCCCCCGCGCCGGGGTTCTGCGTCTTCGCCGCGCGGGCCGAGGACGAACCTGCCGCCTCAGCCTTGCTGGCCGCTGCGGCACCCGCCTTGTTCGGGTCGCTGGTTGCCATGATTCACTCTCCGATCAGGTGGTCAGGGTCAGGACGCGGAACGCGCCGGCCGTCGAAACGTCGGCGCCGACCCGCCAGAAGGCGTACCAGGCACCCTGGCCGGTGGGGCGACGGTTCGCGCCGAGAACCACCGGGTCGTAGACCACGGACATGCCGATGCGGTCGACGATGTAGTACTGGCGCATGTCACCGAACGCCAGCACCTTGGCGGCGTTCGCGAACGCGCCGACCACCGAGGTTGACTCCAGCAGCGGCTTACCGAGCAGCGTCGGCACGTCGCCGTTGTCGTTGACGATGGACGTAGTCGAGCCGGTGAACGACGGCACGTTGCGCAGCGCGTTGATGGTGGTCAGGTTCGCCAGCCAGACGTTGTTCGCCCGCGGGCCGCGCCAGCGGGCCGGCAGGGCACCCATCAGCGAGTAGACCGATGCGGCGGTCGGACCGGTCGCAGCCGTACCAGCAGCGGCGGCGAGGGTGGTACCGCGGGCCAGGACACCCCACGGTTGGCCGGTGCCGGTGCCGACCGCGAACGCCGACTCCTCCAGCCGGTCCTTGGCGTCGGCGAGCAGCTCGGGCAGCTGCTGCGCGATGTCGGAGTCGCCGAGCACCTCGTAGGAGCCGAACAGGTACGCGTCGGCCTTCTGCGGGGTGATCTTCAGCTGACCGACGGTCGGGCTGGCGTCGGCGGCCTCGATGCCCTCCGCGGTCCACTCGGCGCTGACACCGGCGCTGGTGACGCCGTTCCAGTCGTTCGTGGCCGTGGTCTTGATCGTGGCGTACGCCCGGTAGGGGTTCGCCGACCCGTTGTTCGTCAGGATGATCGTCGGGTCGAGGGTGAACGGCACCAGGTAGCCGCCGTTCGCCGGGGTCAGCGACAGCGCCGCCCGAGACGACATGCCACCCGGATCCTCCATGTACGACTGGAACGCCGCCAGGTACTCGGGGGTGCTGGTGATCAGCATCTGTCGGGCCACCGCGGTACCGAACCGGGCGCCGGTCTTCTCGACCAGCTTCGTGGCCTGCTCCGCGCCGTCATGGGCGAGCGCCCAATGGTCACTTCGGGCGGCGTACTGCTCGATGGCGGCGACCGCGCGGGCGCGGACGTCAGCCGGCTCGACCAGTCCACCGCGAACGGCGTCGAGGTTCTCGTACGGGTTACGGATCGACCGCCGCCGACCCAGCTCAGGGGCGCCGCGCTCAGAGATGCTGCGCTCGGTGCGCGGCTCGTCGGCGGGCTCGTCGCGGTTCGCCTCGACCAGCGACGCGCGCTGCACACGGGCGATGCGCTCCTCACGCTCGGCCAGGGGCTTCAGTTCCTCGGCGAGCAGGTCGGACTCGGCGAGCAGGTCGTCGAGGCGCTGGTGCGCCGTCTCGTCGGCCTCGCCGTTCTGGTCGAGCTTCTCCAGGGTTGCCAGGTCAGACCGGATGGAGTCCATCCGGGTGCGGATCTCATCCGCGCGCTTGAGGCCCATGAGGGCTACTCCCATCCTCGGGTAAGTCGAGCAGCGCGGATGCGCGTGCTCAGGGGGACAGACCGAGCGGAGGGCCGCGAGGGCGAGTCTTCGGTCGCTTCGACGGTGTCCGGGACTTCCGGAGGGTCGACATGATCCAGACTGTCCGGGTCCACCTCGGCGAGGGGAGGGGTCAGCCGGTCGAGCTGGTCGAGCAGCGCCTGCCGCCGCTCGGCAGGGGCGGTAAGGAGAGCGCCGAGCACCTGCTGCGCTCGGACACCGGTGATGGCAGCTCCGGCAAATGCCGGGAACGGCGTTGGCCCAAACTCACGCATCATCACCTCAAGACGGGTGACGGTGCGCAGTCTCCCGCCCGCGCCGGCCCGGTACTGCTGACCAGGCCGCAACTGTGGGTCCGACTTGACGAAGCGCCCGCCGTACGACTGGGCTTTCACCGCGCCCATGCGGATGGCTTCGAGAACCTCGTCCGCAAGCTCGGAGTTGCCATACTCGCTGATCGTGAGCACGCCTCGCGCGTCTACCCGCACCTCCTTCGAGACGCCGATCGGCACCGAGCCGCGATCGCTGGGCGTGCCAGCAATCGTCATGCCGTGGTTGTAGACCACCGGAAACCCGGCGCCCTGGTGCCGCGAGATAGTGCGGTTGAACGCCGACCGATGATTCACCTCGAAGTAGTGCCCGTCGGCGTCGATGATTTCCGCCGGCTCGTCGAAGATGGCCGCGTACGCCTCGACGGTGCGGCCGGTACCACCAGAGCGGATCCGGATGTCATCGAGCGCGACAGCGCGGATGAAGTCGCTCACGGTGTGCCTCCCGCTTCCAGTGCCGTCTGTGAACTGATCGGTCGAGCCGGTGGCGTCGCGCCCGGTGCCTGGAGTTGCACCGACAACATGCCGGTGTGCCGGAGCATGGTCATGTCCTCGGCCTCAACGGCGGCGATGACGGTTTTCGGATCGAAGCCCCCGTCGACCAGCTGACGGATCGTCGCCGCCTTGATCTGCTCGATCTCGGCGGCGTCTTTGCGATCCTCTTGCAGGAACGAGATGTCCCGCTCGTCGAACCACAGCTCGGCGCCCGATGGCGCGGGGACGATGTTCGCCAGAGCCGCGCAGGCGCCACGCCACAGTGGGCGCAGTGTGCGGTCGGCGACCAGGCGCTTCGCGGCGTTGAAGTTGCCGGCGTTGAGGCTGCTGCCCGCCATACCCTCCGACAGCGCCGCAACCACCGGGTGGACGCCCGACGCAGCAGCGATGCGCGTCTCCCCAGCACCCTGGGTGGCCTTGAAGTCCAGCTGCGCCAGATCCTTGCCGACCACGTTGACCGATGCGCCGCCGCCGAGGACCAGCGTGCGGTAGGCGTTGCTCACTCCGCGGTGCCCGGCGTCGAGCTTGGCGACGAAGTCCTTGAACGCCTCCGGCTTGACCTCGGCGCCGAGGGTCACGACCATCTGCGGGGTCGCCCCGTTGGTGAAGAACGCCAGCTTGTGGGCCGTTGCGGACCGGTCAGCCTGGATCTCCGACAGGATCGGCGTCAGCCACGAGACGCCCCGGTAGGCGGCCAGCGGATCGGGGTTCGGCGCGAAGTGAGCGACCTCATCGGCCAGCAACGGAATCGCCGCTCGACCAGAGCCCTGACCGCCGGGGTGGTACATAACGCCCAGGAAGTCGGCGTCCATCGCGACGTTCGCCTCGTCAGGCGCGTCCTGCGAGCCCATGACGATCGTCACCCAGTCCGGGCGTAGCCGCATGAGCCTGTCGGGCCGCTCTTCTGGGCGGGCCACGAACGCGGATCCGCCGAAGTCAGCATCCTGCAACATCCGGGCCAGCAGGTCACCAGTCGTACCACCCGGCCAGGGGCGCTCCAGGATGCTCAGATCGTCGGTGCCGAACAGGTCACCCGGTCGACCCTTGCGCAACTGCCGCCACTGGAAGCGCGCCTCGGAGAACAAAGCGATCCGGGTCAGCTCGCAGGCGAACACGATGGCGTTGGCCTTGTACGCCTGGCTGACCAGGTTGGTGAAGTCGGAGCCGATGCCCTCTTCGTTCGGGCGCCACGACGACAGCGGGTAGCCCCAGTACTGGTTGCCCTGGAAGCCGTGCAGCTCATCGTGCCGCGTCGCGAGCAATCGGCCTGCGGCACGCAGGAGGTTCGTCACCTGAACCGCGCCCCCTCCTGCTCGACCGGCTCCGGCTCGTCGACGTCGTAGAGCAGCACGGCGGCGGCGACCACCCCGACGCCGGCAGCCACAAGACCCCAGCCAAGACCGAGCGCCAGCCCGATCCCAACGGCGACCAGGAGGACCCCGATCGAATAGGCGAGCCGTGCCCGCATGACACGGCTGATCCGCCGTCTCGGGTTGCGCTTCACAGCCACGCTCCCCACGGTTCGCTGGTAGTCGGGCGGTGCACCCGCGGTGTCGAATGGCCGAACAAGGCCAGCGACACCGCGGCGGCTGTGGTTACGTCCACGGCCAGGTCGCGGCGCGCCCATGCCCACGAACCGCCCACGTCCCGCTTCACCGCGCCGGCCACCGCGTCGTCGAGTTCCTTCTGACCGAGGTGGTGCACATCCCGGCCTGCCAGGTCCCGACCAGCCACGCCGTCGTACAGCAACTGGCAGCCGGTAACCACGTCAGCCACGTTCGCCTTATGCACTGTCAGGCCAGCCTCTTCGGCCTCTTCAGCCAGTGCCTTGTCATCAATGACCAGCACCGATGGCTCGTGCCGCTCCAGCTCCTTGAGTCGGGCGACCACCCAGCGCACGCCGGGCCGGTAGTCCAGAACCTGGCCGTTGCCGGCCACCTCGACATGCCGACCGCCGCCAAGCCTCGCGCCGGCCAGGCCAATCGCCGCGTACGACCGGTCCGGCGGGACGTAAACGCCGATGGCCGGTCTGCCCTCCAGTTGCGAGAGCGGGTCCCGCTTCGCGTCCCACTCGGGCTCACCGATCACCTGCCACGTGGGCACCTCATTGCCAGACCAGCGCGGCCAGATCCCGCAGCGCTCACGGGCGAAGTCCTCGGGCGACATCGCCCTGTTCTCGCGGGCGATGTGCTCACGGCTGATGCGGATCTCCTTGGCCGGATTCGTCGCGGCCCAGTTCACCTCGTCGCCCAGGTCGATCCCGTCAAGGTTGTCGAGGTCGCCACTGAGGCCCCAGTCGCGGTAGCCGAGCGCCTCGTCTTGCACCCAGTCAGGCGTGTCCTTCGGGCGGGGAGCGGTCCCGTCGCCGCGCAGCCGTAGCGCGAACATCACCTCGCCGCTTGCCGCGGTCAACGGCGGGCTCGACGCGTAGATGATCTGCGGGTTCGGGCGCGCCGACATGGTGGGCATCAGCGCTGCCTGCTGCGTTGGGGTGTAGGCGAACGTCTCGTCGATGATGTTGACGTCGCCGGAGAAGCCCCGGCCGCTGCCCTTGCTGCGGGCAATGAACTTCAGGCGCTGTCCGGTGTCGAGCCGCTCCAACCCCTCGTCGCCGTTCTGGTTGATGACCTTCACCAGCGACCCGTCAACCTCAAACAGGGTTTCGCTTACCCGTTCACCAATCTGGCCGAGCAGCCACTGGATGCGCCGGAACGCCTCCATCGCGGTCTTGACCTCGTGAGCGCTCCACATGATCAGGCGCTCGTCGAGCGCGAACAGGCCGGCCATCGCACGGGCTTCGAGGATGCCGCCCTTGCCGTTCTGGCGCGGGCACCACTCGGCGTACTCGAAGCAGGCCCACTTGCCGTCCGGGCGGATGCCGAGCATCACGTCCAAGGCGTCGGCCTGCCAGCCGTCCATGACCTGCCCGCAGCGGGCCATCAGCTCGACCGCGTCTGGGCCGAACGTGTCCACGTACGGCGGATGGGTGCTAACCCGCGGCGTTGCGGCGCCGTGCAGCGATGCGGTCGGCGATGTCAGTAACACCGGCGCCGCCTCTCTTGCCGCTTGACGGGGCGGCCGGTCGGCCACGTCCACCGGCGCGGCCCGCAGCTGTGCTTCGTGACGTGCGTAGCTCGGCCAGCAGCGCCTTGAGCGCTACCTGCTGCTGCCGGGCCTCCGACAGCACGTTGTTGACGACCACCGACACGATCGACCCGTCGTCGTTCAGTGACCGGAACCGCATCCACGCGTCCTCGTCGCCCCGCAGGATCCGATCGAGGGTGTCCAGCCGGTCGGCGGTGCGGCACGCCTCTTCGAGCAGCACCCGCTCGGCCGGCTTAAGTGCCGCGCCGTCGTCGGTGCACTGCTTCCAGAGGCGCCGCCCCCGCGTCCCGAGCTGCGGCGCCTTCGGGTCCACGGCTGGCTTTGTCACAGCCGGCGTGACGGCCGGCGTGACTGATTCTGTGACTGTCACGGCGTCACAGCGACCCCCGACGCAAAGCGAGTGGTCACCAGCGCGGTGGGCCCGCGACTTGCGTTGCCGCTCAGCTGCCGGGGTGCCCACAAGCCGCCTCCAAGATCCAGTGCCGGGGGGAGAGACGCCTGACGGAAGGCGAAGGGTCATGGAGGGTCACTCTGCGTGCCGGGGGTGCCCCCCTACCCTCACCCACCGTCACCATCTGCGCGAGTTGGTCGCGTTGGGCTTCGGTTTACGCTTCGCTCGCGTGCGTGTGCGTGCACGGCGCTGCTGGCCTATCTCCTGGCCAGCTCGGCAGTTGCATGACGCATGGGCGAGGCGGCGCACTGTGCCTGGTCCACCACCACCGAGGGCGATGGGTGGGTAGTGGTCGTAGTGCAACCGCATGGCTGTGGTCATGGGTTGGTGGCAGAACGGGCAGGGCAGTGTGCCTGCCTGGCGCAGGTGGGCGAGGGCCTTGGCCCTGGCCTGCTGGTGCTCCCACCCGTAGCCTCGCTGGGTGGTGGTGGCCATGCCATGCCCCCTCAGCGTGATGCCCCCGGGTTTGTTGCGCCCCCCGCTGTGCGGTGCGGGCAGGCTGTCCGCCACAGTCAGCCTGTCCGCTATCCCGCCCCCGGGTACGACGAAGCCCCGCCATCTCGGGGGAAACGGCGGGGCTTCGGAGTCGTGTGGCGCTATCGCATTTCAGCCACCCTAAGAATCGGGGTGTGAACGATCAGTGTCAAGCTGGCGCGCTGGCGGTGCCAGCCGATCTATCAGGCGGAACGAGCAGAGGCCGACCACGACGACGACGGATGCGCCTACCCAGTCCGGCCAGTCCGTTAGCCGCCAGGCAGCCGTCAAGGCAGCCATGAACACCCAGCCCCCTGTGAAGCACCAGCGGCCGAACGTCGCGGTACTCACGCGGCCACCGCCGCCCACACCCGCTCCGCGTAGTCACGCAGCTCCTTCAGGTCGTACAGGGTCCGGCCTCGCTCATCCTTCCCGCACCGGTTGATGCGCGGCTGGTACGCCTCGTTGCGTTCCGCCTTGCGCGCCTCCAACGACGCCCACTTCCGCAGCAACGCCGGATCCACCGGCCGGTGGTGCCGCAGCGCCAGGTCGGCCGCCGCCGCGTACGCGTCCACCGTGGCCGTCACCTCGCCCACGATCTGCCGCTGCCACCACTCCACGGTCTCGTCGGTGCCGCAGCCGGCGCACTGGATCAGCAGTTGCTCACCGTGCTGGTACACCCGCGTCCCGCATACGGACTCCACGCCGTCGAGGTCGCGGACGATGAGCGGGCAGTCCCCGATGTACAACCGGTCCGAGCCGGCCGGGTAGGCGAGACGTCGGGTGCGCGGGTCGGAGGCGATGTCCCGCAGATCCCGGGCGTGCTCGTCAGCAGCGGGGTGCGCGGCCAGCCAGACGGTGTGTGTGGCGATGTACGCGCTCAGGGCGGATGCGTACCCCACCCCGACCCGAATGCGCCGTGGCGGGCCAATAAAGCCCTCCGGCAGCGTCTCCGTGCGCCACTCCCACGGGATGACGATGCCTCGCTCTTCGGAGATGAACCGGACCAGTGCGGTGAGGGTGCTGTAGATGGCGTCCCGAGCCTCCATGACGCCGCTGTCGGGGATGGGCGCGCCGGTGCTGGACGTCGACACCCGCTCACCGCCGCGACCGCCCGGCATCAGGGTGAGCGCCAGGTCGTCGTACAGCACGGCGGCGGTGCGGGCGTCCTCGGCGAGACGACGGGTGTCCACCTCGCACAGGCGAAGCCCGTCGGCGGCCAGGCGGGGCAGGCAGCCATGGCAGTCCGGGTCGGTGCAGTCGTCGGTGTGGTGGTGCGGCATGCCGCAGTGCGCGGCGACGCAGAGGATCGTCATGGTTCGGGTCCCCCCTTGTAGGCTGGCCGGTGATCAGTGCGGGCGTCCTACGGGGTGTCCGGGGTGGGCCAGCATCGGCGAGGTGCTGGCCCACCGTCGTTTACGGGGTCACCGGCACCAGCGGTGCGAACAGGCCAGCCCGCGTGTGGGTGGCGAGGTGCTTGAGGTCGGCGTCGCTGTCGCGTCGCAGCTGCTCGTACGCGTCCTGCGCGGTGGTCATGATCTCGTCGGGCACGCAGTGCAGGTACGTCCCGATGCGGACGCCGTTGCGAGACGCGCTGACCATCGGCTCGATGCCGTGCAGGTCCGCGAGTGCGTCGGCGTCGTAGTACCAGCGGACGACGGTGCCATCTCCGATGGTTGGTGTGACGGTGACGATCATGTCGTTGTCCTCCTCGTTGGTGCCGCTCAGCGCGGCGCGGTGGTGTCGTCGGTCAGGTGACGGGCTACGAAGTCAGCCGCGTCGGCGAATCCGTAGGCGTACGTGTAGCCCTTGCCGTCCTGCTCCTCAGACCGCGCGGCCTCGACCCGTATCTCGGCGGCCACCTGCCGACGGATCGCCGACTCGGCCCGCTCCAGCAGGTCGGCGGTCTCGGTGAAGCCCAGCGCCCGCACCTTGCCGGGCTTGCCCTGCCGCTCCAGCCGGATCGCCTCGGCGAGCGCCTCGTCGCAGGCGACGATCAGCGACAGGCGGAGGGTCTTCACCGGGTCTTCGGGGTCGGCGTTGTCGCGGATCTCGCGGTAGCGCTGCATGTCGTCCATGGGTGTCTCCTTCACAGGCCGATGCCGGCGGCGGGGTTCTTCCGCCAGCGGTCCACTTCCTCCAGGTAGCCGAACAGCGCGGCGGAGCCCTCCTTCCAGCCGCCGTGCCGGGCGATCCGGACCAGGTCGGCGTCGGGGGCGGAGTACGCGGCGGTGGCGAACCCGCGCCGCAGCGAGTGCCCCGAGTACGCCTGCGCGGCGTCCAGGCCGGCGGCCTCGGCGGCGCGGCGGACGATCGCGGCGACGGTTTCGCCGGTGATGCGCCCGTCGGGGTCGCCTTTGCCGGTGGCGACGTGCCCGAGGCGGCCGTGCCGGTCGATGCGCAGGAACAGCGGCCCGGTGTCGCGTCCGTGGTGGGCGAGGGCTTCCCGCCACTGGGCCACGCTGCGCACGGGACAGGTGGCGATGTTGGAGCCGTACGGCACGGCGACGATCCGTCCGGTGCCGTCCTTGTCGGTCTTGGACAGGCGCACGGTGACCTGGATGCCCTCGGGGTGGGGTTCGAGGTCGGTCAGGTTGAGGGCGGCGATCTCGCTGCGGCGGGCTCCCATGGCGAAGCCGAGGACGATGATGGCGCGGTCGCGGACACCGACGAGGGTGGCCGGGTCGAGGGTGGCGACCATGGCGCGTAGGGCGTCGAGGGTGAGGGCGGGTGCCCGTTTGGTGGTGCCGCCGGTGCGGGCGTAGCGGCGTCGGTAGCCGCGCAGGACCTCCCGGGCTCCGCGCCGGTCGGGCTCACCGTGGCCGGCGGTCTGGTGGGCTTTGGTGATGGCGGCCATGGCTTTGCCGATGCTGGATGGTGCGAGGTCGCGGCCGGCGAGGTGCGCGGCGTATTGGGCGAGGGTTTGGGCGGTGGCGGGTAGTGGGGTGCGTTGTTCGGTGTCGCACCAGCGGGTGAAGCGGTTCCACTCTTCGCGGTAGGCGCGGCGGGTGCTGGGTGGGGTGGCTTCGTCGATGAGGGCCCAGGCGTCGTCGGAGAGGTGGGTGTCGCGGGTGGCGGGTGCCCAGTCGACCGGGGTCAGGTCGCTCACGGCTGGGCCTCGGCGTTGTCCCAGTACCAGCGCAGGAAGACCTCGGCCACCTCGGCGGGCAGGACGTGCTCGTACGGCTTCTTGCCAGTCGTGAAGATGACGACCGTCCTGCCGTCGGTACGTAGGTCGATACAGCCGTCGAACGTCTTCGTGTCCGGGTCCGAGGTCCGCGCGTACCCGGCGAACGCCAGCGCGTCGTACAGGCCGGGTGCGGTCCAGGTGCTGACCTCGTCGCCCTCGTCGATCTCATCGACGGTGTCGTTGGCAAAGACGATGAAGCCTCGGCCCTTCAGCGCGTCCGCCTTGGCCTCCTCCGCTTGGTGTGACTCGGCCACCCATGCGAGAAATCGCATCCGCGTGTCGTAGTTGGCGGCGGCGAACAACCAGTCCCGCTCGGCACGTACCTGCTTCAGTTCGCTGTTGCGGCTGCCGTCGGTCGTCATGTCGATCTCTCTTTCTGGTCCTTGGGAATGTCAGCTCTCACGAACGAGGGCTGGAGGCACCGTTGCGTGCCTCCAAGTAGGTGATCGCCGCGCGCAGAATCTCCGGCGAGTCCTTGGCGCAGCCGATGGCGATGTTGCAGTCCTGGCAGAGCAGCCCGCGCACTTGGCCGGAGCCGTGGCAGTGATCCACCACCAGTCGGAACGGCTGGGCGGCCGGCTGCCCGTCGAGGCGAGGACGCCCCGACCGCAGGACCGGAAGGTCGCACTCGTGGATGCCGCAGATAGCGCAGCAGTAGTCCTGCTCCTCCCGCAGGCGGTCGTACTCGGCCGGGCGGATCCGATACCGCCGCCAGAGGTGCGTCACACGAGCTGGTGACCACCCGTCGCGCGCTTCACGGGCTGCGACGTTCGTCCGCTCACGGCATTGCCCGCACTGTGCGCGATGGCCCGCAGAGCGGAAGTCGTCCGCCGGGCGGAGCTTTCTGCATGTCGGGCACGTCCGCGCGACTACGTCGGTCACGTCGATCTCCATTCGTCAGTTATCGCGATGCAGGGCGGCCTTGGCGGTGTTGGGGTGGAGGGTGGCGAGGTAGGCGGCGGTGAGCTGGGCGAGGTGGTCGCCCAGCTCGTGCCGCACGGCGACGTCAGTGGTCACGGCTGACTCAGGAGCGCGCGGGCGACCCGCACCGCCGGGTCGAGGCAGGTGCACTGGTCGACCGGCCCCCCGCAGACGGAGTGGAAGTCGATCGGCGGGTGCGGGCCGCACGGGATGCTGCCAGCGCAGCAGTTCGGGCACTCCGGGCTGTCGTCGCGGTCGGTGTCGTAGTTCTCGGCGACCTGCTCCAGCAACTCGGCCAGCGAGTCACCCAAGCGGCCGAGCACCCATGAACCGCCCTGCGGTCGGGGTCCGCCACGGGCGGCGGTGGCGGCAGCACACACCAACTCGATGTTGGACATGTCGGCGACCGGAGTCGTGATGGCTGTGGTGGGCATGTCGATCTCTCCTTTAGTGATCGTCTTGTCTGTGGATCTCACGGGTTAATGGGAGTTAACCGGTGTGCTGGGCCTCGGCCAGAGCAGCCCGATAGGCGGCACGGGCTACGGCTTCCTGCGCGCTGCCGATGACGGTGGCGCGGACCAAACGGGCGATGGCTCCGCACACGTCGTGCACGTCGCTGCTCGGGTTGAGCACCCGGCCTTGGACGGTGAGAACCGTCAGGACGCGCTCGGCGGCGGCGACGTTCGTCTCTCCCGCCTCGGCGGAGCGGCGCAGTTCGTCAGAGAGCAGCAGGACCAGCGAAGGGTCCGGCTCCACGACGGTTGGATTCGGCTCGGTCATCTCTGTTTCCTTCTCTAGATCCATCTGTAGGGGCAGAACGCTGCTTTTAGGGGCATGGGTCGTTGGAGTCAGCACCGGGTGATCTCGGTGTCGCTGTCGTCCGGGTGGACCCAGAACGAGCAGCCCGCGCTTTGGACCTGGATCGCCCCGCGCGCGCTGACCGCCGTTACCACCGCTCCACGAAAGTTGATGTTCACGGTGTCGTCGATCTCGTACCTCGCCTCGGCCGCCTTCACCTCTTCGTAGGTGCGGGCGTGCGCCCATGGGTGGACGCATTCGTTCGGGTAGTCGGGGCAAGCGCGGTCGGGCTTCACGACGCCTCCTGTGCGGGCAGGTCGATGGTGTGGGTGCCGGCGTGCCGTCCGGCCTGGCCCGGCACCAAGGCCACGTCCGGGAAGTCGTCCAGCACAATCGGCGGGGTCGGCCCGGCGGGGATCGGGTGGGAGTCCCAACCGCAGCCGGGGCAGCGCCCACCGTCCGCGCCGTGCCATTCGTGGGCGCAGGGCGCGGGCATCTCTGGCCACGCCGCCTTGCCCAGGGCGGTCACCTGGTGCTCCAGCAGCGGGCCGAGCGGCATCCCGAGGTGCGCGTAGCCCATGGCCATGAGGCCGGCGGCGTCGGCTTCGTCATGGCCGCCGTCGAACCAGGCGAACCAGTCGGCGATGGTGGCCTTGACGTCGTCCTTGCTGGCGAACGCGTCGCCGGTGACGAACTGCTTAAGCACGGACGGCGAGACAACGGCGTACGGGACCTCCCAGTGCCAGAGGGAGTCGCGGACCATCCAGGACAAGCCGGCTTGCTGCCGGTCGGTGTCGTGGGCGTCAAACGCGAGACCTTCCATGACGACCAGGTCGGCGCATCCGAGGTAGGCGCTCATCGGCTGACGGATGGTGCGGAGCCGGTGGTGCCGGTAGGCGTCGCGCAGTTGCCGGTCGCGGGTCTTGTCCTTGCGGTCGCGGAAGGCGGCGCCGCGCTTGACGGGCTCGATGGTGTCGGTCCAGCCGTTGCCGGCAACGCCGGTGCACGTGAGTGAAAGGTCGAGGCCGAGCACCTTGGGGGCGGTCACGGCTTCACCTCGGTGGTGGCCTTCGCGGGGAACAGCTTGACGAGCGCGTCGTGCAGCGCGTGGTAGGTGTCGCCGTCCATGGCTCCCTCTCCGGCGTAGAAGATCAGCGCGCCCTTGATGACCGCCTGGGTCTCGTCGGCGGTGAGGGCAAGCAGCGGCGCGTGGTGTTCGGCGGTCTGGGTCGGCTGGGTCATGGCGGGCTCCTCAGGGCTTGGGGCGGACGAGTGGGTTGGTGGTGTTGGCGCGGCTGAGGCGGTCGAGGACGGCGCGGCGGCGGGCGGCCGGGTCGGTGTCTTGCGCTGCGAGCCGGTCGAGGAACTGCTCGGCAAGAGGACCGACGGGCTCGGGGTCCGTGGGGTGGACATCCGGGCTGGGGGGTGGACAGGTGGACATGTCCACCCCCGACCCCTCGCGGTTTCGCCTCGCGCGCGTCACGTAGTCAGGGGTTTTTTTGTTAGTTGATCTTTCTTTATAGAGGTCAGGGCCCATGTGGCTCTCCGTAGTCATTTCGTCACTCATTTCCGCGATCCCCGATTTCGGCCTCTGGAGCCCCTTTTTCGCCCCCAGGGGGTGGACACGTGTCCACCTGTCCACCCCCCCTGTCCACGCGTGCCGGACCGGGCTTGACGAAGCGGTCTTCATCGATGACTGCCCACCGCAGCGCCTCGGCGTGAGATAGACCGGGCTCGAACCAATCGCGGTCCCGGGCCGGCAGGAGCTTGCGCAACTTCCCCTTCGCGATCGGGCCCTTCTCGCGGACCTTGTCGCAGATCCAGGCCGCCACCCGCTCCACCGTCGAGTCGACGCCACGCTCGGCCAGGCGGATCGCTACGGCCTCCTGCCGCCGCTTCTCCAGCTGCGCCTGTCGGGTCATCTCGGCCTCCTGCCGGCCGAACTCGATGAGCCGGTCACGGACGGCGCACGACGTGGCCCAGATCAGTCCGCCGAGCTCCCAGTCCTCCCAGGTGACCTCGAACCGCTCATCGAGCAGAGCCAGGAGGGCGGCGAGCTTGCAGCGCATCAGCGGCACGTGCGAGTCGAGCTCGTCGACGACCACCTCGCCGCGCTGGCGGGCCAACTGCTCCCGCCGCAGCTGCGCCCGCAGGTCCGGCGGGAACGTGACGACCGGGTTGATGTCGCGGACCAGGTCGCCGCCGAGGGTGAGCCGCGTCGGGTCGGGCAGCGGCACCGGCTCGTCGGGGATGTGCGGGTCGATCGCCGACAGCCACAGGAACCGCTGCGGGGTGCCCGGCCCACCGTCGGCGAGCAGATCCTGAGCGACTTTCGGCTGGTAGCCGATGAGCATGCCCATCGCGTACGAGCCGTCCGGCAGGAAGCGGGTGTTCTCCTCGCGGGCGTTGGCCTGCCCGAGTGCCCCACCAGTCCAGGCGGTGCGGATCGCCATGCCGACGGTGGTCCCCTGGCGCTCCTTCATCATCTTGGTGAGGGTCTGGCCCTCGTCGGCGTAGAAGAACGCGTTGTGCCGGACCTGGGCGCGGACCTTCTCCGTCTTCGGTTCGCCCTTGCGGTCGAGCTCGCCGGTCTCCTGTTGGATCCAGCCCATGTACGCCTCGGCCATACCCTCGCCGGTGCCGAGGCCGATGCCGTCGCGGTACAGCTCCGGGTCTGGGGTGCCGTCGAGGCGGGCCAGGTAGCGGGGCGGCAGGATCAGTCGGGTGGCGGTGCGCATCGCCTCGGTCTTGCCGGCGCCGGACGGGCCGATGAGGTTGACGAAGGTGTTGAGCGAGCCGGTGGGGCCGCGGCCGGAGTCGAACTTGATGTGGTGGTGGACCATCGCCGAGGCGCGGGCCAGCAGCGATCCGAGGACGGCGTCGGCGGAGGTGACGGACGCCCAGGCGGCTTCGCGGATGTGCTTGAACAGGGGCCGGCTGCTCCAGAACGCGTCGGGCAGATTGACCAGCGGCACGGTGGTGGCGCCGGAGTTGAGTGCCTGCTGGGCGACCTCGGCGGCGGGCTCGAACTCTTCCCAGCCTTCGGGCCAGAGCTCGCCGTCGTACTCGCTGACGGGCAGGTCCATGTCTACGGTGGTCACGCCGCCACCCGGAGTTCGCGCACCGGGCGGCCGGTCTCCCAGTCGACGCCGCGGCTGCCGCCGGGGAAGTCACCGGCGCGGGGCACGGCTCGGTCGGCGGCCCGGCGGGCGTCGCGTCGCTTGACGGCCTCGTTGTGCCACCAGAGGGCGTCGGCGGCGGTGAGGTTGCCGGGTACGCCGTCGCGGGCCTTGCGCCTGGGTCCGCTAAACGCGTACCGCAGCCCTTCCCAGACCTCGGCGAGGGTGCGTTCTTCGCCGTCGTCGTTTCCGTTGATGTAGCCGGCCTGGTAGGCGAGGTTCCACAGCGCGGGGTCGTCGGACGGTCCGTCGGCGGTGGCTACGCCCATCTGGAAAGCGAGGGCGGTGAGGTAGGCGACCTGCGTGAGCGTGAACGTCTCCTGTCCGCTGGTGAGGGCGGCGACAGCGCGCTGGGCGGTGTCCTGGTACGGCAGGGCGCGGACCTCGTCGGCGCTTGGGGTGGTGCTGGTCATCAGGTCCCCCCTGTTGGTCGTGGTGGTCGTGGTGTGGGGCCCTGCCGCGACGTGAGCGCGGGCGTCCCGGCCGGTTCCGGTGTCAGGGCGGGCCGTCATCAGGCGGCCTGGGTGGTGCGGCGGGTGCCGGTGCGGATGCGTGGGGCGATGGATGGGGGCCGCGAGCAGGCGGGGATGCCGTTGTCGAGGCGCACCTTGGTGATGGAGTTGGTGGCCCGGCTGGGGCTGCGCGCGGTGCGCTGGTCGTTGGCGCCGGGCCAGCGCAGGAGGTGGCCGATCTCGGCGTCGGTGAGGGTCTTGGCGAGCCGGCGCACGGTTTCGATGAGGTCGGGTCGGTGCATGGCGATCTGCGCGTAGGTGAGCCGGCCCTCGCACGCTTGGCCGACGGTGGTCTCGTCGTAGTCGTCGCTGCGCTTGGTGTCGCCGAGGTTGGGTTGCTCGTTCGGGTCGTCGATGTCGTCCCAGGCGAGCGGTGGCGGTGACCCGAAGTACTTCGCCCGGCGGCGTGCGGCTTCGCTCGGGCCGGGGATCAGGCAGTACTCGTCGAACACCGCCTTGACCCTGTCGCGGGTGGTGGTGAGGACCCGCTCGCTTTCGAGCCACTGGTTGATGACCCACGTGCTGACCCCGAGCAGCCGGGCGAGGTGCGGGCGGGTGTAGCCGATGGCCCCGAGCGCGCGCAGCCGGCGGCGGGTGCCGACGCTGGGCACGGTCCAGCCTTCGGGGGCGGGTCCGGTGACGCCGAGCAGGGTGGCGGCCATGAGCGCGGTGACGCCCCGTGCGCGCCGGCCGCGCCGGATGTCGCTGATGGCGCCCTGATCGACGCCGGCCTTCTCGGCGATCTGGCGCAGCGTCCACCCGGCGGTGAGCAGGGACTCGATGTGCGCGGCGACCGGGCCGGTGGGGGTGAGTGGCTGCCAGGTGCCGGCGCTGAGTTGGCGGCGGCGCTGGCGGTTGTACCAGGCGTCCCGGGCTCGGCAGGCGGGGCAGCCAGCCTGACGGGCTGCGGGGTGCAGCCGGCAGGTCGGCGGCATCCGGTCCTTCACGGTCCGATGCGGGGTGACGGTCGAGCGATGAGCGGTCGCGGTGGCCATGGCTCACGCACCCGCAGGGGCGTAGTCGTCAGCGGTGACCCGAGCCGGCGGGAACGCCTCGTCCTGGCTGATGTCCCCGCGGCGCAGCGAGCCGAACAGCACGTCGAGTTGCGCGAACTCCTCGCCCGTCCAGTCGGCTCGCTTGACGCCGACCTTCTGCTCCAACTGCTCGAGGGTGATCCCGCGCCGCTCGAACGCCTTGATCGCCGTGCCGATCTTCTGGGCCAGGTCCGGACCGCTGGGGCTGGCCAGCGTCTTCTGGCACAACTCCTGCGCCTCCTCGGTGAACCAGGTGGGCAAGATGGCGAAGATGGCCTCACGGACGCGGCGTGCGCCCTGGTTGGCGTTGTTCTCGTAGATGTCGCGCAGGTCGGTGATGTCTTTGGCCCCGCCGCGGGTGTCCTTCTTGTGCGGGACGATGAAGATCGAGGCGCTGCGGGTGTTGGTCTCGACGTCCCACGCGAACGCCTGCATCTCGCTGATGCCGGCGGCGTCGTCGCGGCGCAGCTCAGCGATGCCGTACTGGATGTTTCCCCAGCATCGGGCGAGGTCCCGGGCGAGGTGGATGGACGGCCCCGAGACGGTCTGCCCGGCGCGCGGGAAGTTGAAGAACGCGCGCGACGCCAGCGCCGGCTGCCCGCAGGAGCGGCGCATGTCGGCCAGCGCCCGGTCGATGTCACGGGGCATCTGCTTCGCGGCGACGACGGCGGCCTGAACTTCGGCGACGGCCCTGGACTGCTCGATGGCGGTGGCCTGGCCGAGGTGCGCCGGGGTGGGGATGGCGGGCGCGGTGATGCGGTCGATGGCGTTGGTCACCAGATCTCCTTGGTGTGCTGGCGCTCCACCCACGCGGGCAGGGCGATGAGTTCGATGTCGTTGCTGTAGCCGGGCCACTCGTCGGCGCGGACGCACTCGGCGTAGATGCCGAGGGCCTGCGCGTTGAGGTCGCGGCCGATGCGTCGGGCGACCGGATCCAGCTGCACGACGGTGATGAGGTACGGGGCCTCGGTCTCCTGGAAGACGAGGACGAACGCGGGGTCGTCGGCGAGGCCGAGCCGTACGGCACCGTCGCCGTAGTGGGCGTCCTGCTGGAAGTAGCCGAAGCTGTTGACGGTCCGGCGGATGGTCTCCGGGTCGGCGCAGGTCGTGGTCTTGTAGTCGACGATGAGTCGGCGCCGGCCGGGCACGGCGTGGCGGAGGAAGTCGTAGCGGGCGCGGCACCACACGCCGGTGGCCTGGTCGATCCAGAACGCGGACACCTCCGCCTGCCCAGCCTCGGGCGCGAGCAGCGGCCCGGCGATGGGGTGCCGGCGCACGGCGGCGGCCATGTCGACCACACGCTCGTGGTCGGACTCCAGCAGCGGTACCTTGCCCGCAGCGTGCGCGGCGGCCTTCGCCTCCTTGGCGGCCTTGGTGCGCCAGTCCGGGGCCTCCACCACGACCAGTTCGGCGCCGGTCCCGAGCACCTTCAGGTGTGCGGCGTGGCCAAGGTCGAATGCGTCCTTGGGCGCCTGCCCGTAGTCGAGCCAGTGCCGGAACTTGGCCGGGCAGGACGGCGGCAGCAGCTTCCGGGCGCCGGTCGATGACAGGCTGCCGCCGGGAACCGGGTCAGCGTGGTAGACGTCCTCGGGCATACCCGGGTATAGGCCGGGCTCGGTGACGATGACCTCGGTGGTGGTCATGACGCCGGCCTCTGCTTGCGCTTCGAGGCGACCTTCTTGTCCTTGCCGACCAGCCCGGCCGCTTCGTCCTCGGCGTACTGGCGGTCGGCGTGGTCCTTGCAGAGCAGCAGCTCCCCGTCACTGGTGACCCGCCGCCGCTTGGCGCTGCGGATGTCGACCGGCCCGGCGCCGCGCTGCTCGTGGGTGACGAGCACGCAGTGCTGGCACTGGACGCGCTTGACGGGGTTGTAGCTGGCCCACTGGACGCCGTCGACCTTGCGCGGCGGGGCGACCTCAACGGGCACGGGCGGCCCGAAAAGGGTGATCTGTTCGATGGCGGTCATGCGGCCTTGCTCCCGTTCTTGAGTGCGGCGGCGCGGGCCAGCACGGTGCGCATGGCCGGCGGCCGGTAGGAGTGGTCTTTCGCCGCGTGCTGGAGGCGTGGCACCTGGCAGCGCGCGCAGCCCATGGGCGTGGTCTTGCCGCGTCCGGCCCGCTCGGCGCTGAGCCGCTTGCCGTCGGGGTGGTGCTCGTCGAACCACGCCTTGCGCTCTCCGCCGGTCATCCCGGCCCGTACGCCCTCGAAGTCCCGCTGGTCGATCGAGTCGATGAAGCACTCGCGCTGGACGGGGCAGCCGCCGCACTGGCGCTTGGCGCGGGCCCTGTCCTCGGCGTCGTGGTCGGGGTACATGACGTCGGGATCGACGGGCCGGGTGACGCAGTGCCCCCGCAGCCGCCAGTTGGCGTCGAGCGGCAGGGCCAGTCGGGTCAGGGTCGCCGCGCTCACTTCACCCGCCCCCGCTCGCTCAGCTTCGCGACGGCCTTGGCGAGTGCGTCGACCAGTTCCTTGCTGGACGGCAACTGCCCGCCCTGCTTGGCCTTGGCCTGAAGTGCACTCAGGTGCTCGCCGATCTCGTGCAGTCCGCTCACGCAGGTGAGGCGGGACTTGTCGTAGGCGGCGGCGCGCTGGTCGAAGTGGTGGACCTGCTTCTCCAGGTCGGCGATGACCTTGCCGTGCTCGGTGCAGTCCAGCGCCCGGTCACCGGCGGCCCGGACCTGGCGGTCCTTGTCGACCTGCTCGGCGGCGACCTGCCCCTTGAGCCGGAGGATCTCCTTGGCCATGTCGACGACCTCGGGCATCGGAGCCCCAGCGGCGAGCAGCGCGCGAGCGGCCTTACGCGGCCCGGCGCCCAGAGCGTTGAGGGTGGTGCTCGGTCCGTCGTAGCGCTCGCTGCGCGGGTCGATGTGCTCCCCGCCCAAGTGCGCCGGCTCGGTCGCGCAGGCGGTGCGCTGGCAGGTCTTGTCGGGTCCGTATTCGTTCGTCACTGGTCCTCCTCCCCCGTGGTGGTGGTCTGGTCGTCGATGGCCGCCCCGTCGGCGGCCCACTGCTGGATCTCGTCGTCGGTGGCGACGCCCGCCGGTTGGGTCCACGCCCCGGTGGGCTTGATGTCGCGGGGTGCCCAGAAGCCGGTGTCTTGGTCGACGTCGGCGTGCACGGCCTCGGTGGTGCGGGTGGCGAGTTGCAGGGCGGCGGGGGTGAGGAGGTGTCCGGGGTCGACGGGGCGAACGTTGCCGGGGCGGTGCCGTCCGCCGGTGCTGGTCTGCCGGTCGAGTCCGATCCACTGGGTGAGGCGTTGCCGCCAGGTGGCCGGTGGGGTGGGGTTGGTGGCCCAGGCGTGGACGGTGCCGTCGTGGAGGTCGTAGCTCACGACGCCACCGCCTGGGTGCGGTCGATCTCGTAGGCGTCGTAGGCATCGACCAGTGCCATGCCCTCGTCGTCGAGGCCGACCGTTTGGACGTCGCTGGATTCGCGCCACACCCTCACGGCCTCGACGACTGCCTTCAGGTCGTCGCGCTGCTGCCGTACCCGGGCGTTCTCGGAGACGAGCCGGCCGTTCTCGTTGGCGAGGTTGGCGGCCTGCTCGCGGGACTTGGCGAGGGCGGCGGTGGTCTCGTTGAGGTCGACGATGGCTTTCGCTAAGACCTTGATGAGTCCATCCCGGTCCGCGACCAGCTCGGCGACCTTGGTCGGGATCTCGTAGGCGTAGTGCACATCCGGGTCCGTGAGGTCCATGCCCAGCGCCTTGGCGGCACCGTCGAGGAGGTCGCTGTTGAGGTCTCGCTGCGCGCGGGTCTCGGCCAGCTCGGCGCTGTCCCGCTCGGTGCGGCTGTCGGTCAACTGGGTGTGCAGCTCGTCGACCTTGGCGAGCAACCCGGCGGCGGCATTGGCGAGCTGGTGCGCGACGTAGGCCTTGGCCCCGCCTGTGGTGGTTGCGTAGTCATCGACCCAGCGGCGGGCCTCGGGGAAGGTGTCGGTCACGGCTTGTCTCCGTTCGTGCGGGCGGCCTGGGCGCAGATGGCCTCGGCCAGCGCCTCGTAGTCGCAGCAGGGGTCGGGGCGGGTGAAGGGTGCGGTGACGACGGCGGCGATGGCGTCGAGGGCCATCCGCAGGCGGGTCACGCGACCCTCCGCAGGTGCTTGCGGCCGGCGAGCCGGTCGAGGGCTGGCAACCAGCGCTCGCGGTGCTCGTCGGCGACCATCCGGCCGTGCAGGATGGCCGGGTAGTCGTCGCCGGGGATGGCCAGCAGCGCCGCGTACTGGGTGTGCAGCTCTGAGCTGAGCGTCTGAAGGTCGGCGGTGATGCTGCGGTTGGCGCGGCGCTCGCCGATGACTTCGCCGACGTAGACGGCTGCGGCGATGACCAGGGCGAGGGCGGCTACGGCGAGGATGAGGCGGGCCATCACGCGGCCTCCTCTGCGACGATCAGGTCGAGCAGCGGCAGCTCGATGACGGCAGGCACCTTCTCGGCAGGAACCTCGGTGTGGCCCTGTTCGCGGCAGGTGCGGGCGATCAGATCCCGGTTGGACTTGACCAACTGCCGCCACCGCTCGTATCGGGAGCGGTGGTTGTCGTGGATTCCGGCGGTCGTCGTGTCGTGTCGGGCGCCTGATCCGTAGGTGAACCCGAGTCGGGGCAGAACCTGGGACGGCCGGCTGTCGAGCCACCGGTCTCTGGCGTCCTGGCAGGGGCGGCAGACCGGCGGGAGTGGTGTGGTCATCACGCCACCGCCGCGGTCAGGACAGCGCGGGTGAGCTTCGGCGGGGCGGCGTTGCCAACCTGGAGCAGCTGCGCGCTTTTGCCGCCCTGAAACGGGAAGTCGGCGGGGAAGGTCTGCAAGGTGGCGACCTCATCGACCGTGACCTTGCGGGTCTCCTCGCCCCGCTCCCATCGGCACCTGTTGGCGCTGCCGAGAAGCGTCAGGGAAGGTCGGTCGATCCGGCGCTCGATGACCCGGCCTTCCCATGACTGACCAGACCGCAACTTCCACACGAAGCCACCCGGCTCGGTACCACCGGCGGCCGCGCGGACCGTGAATGCCGGCGCGTCGATCGACCGGCCGGGGCGCTCCCCGTGCCGCTCGACCATGCCCCGGCCCATGCGCTTGACTGCCTCGACGGGCGCGTCCTGCCAGCCGAGGGCGTCGGCCATGCTGACCCACTTCGCGACGCCCGGGTCGAGCCGGTCCGGCGTGCGGGAGTGGTACCGCGAGTGCGTCGGTGTCGGCAGGGCGGCAGGCTGGCCATCGCGCCGGGCGAGCAGAAACGCCCGCTTGCGGGTCTGCGGAACCCCGTACTGCTCGGCGTGCAGGTAGCCCGCGGCGGCCGAGTAGCCGGCGGTCCGGAGCACGTCCGCGCAGGCCTGCCACACGGGCAGCACCGGCGGGACCTGCTCCCAGGCGATGAACGTCGGGCGCATCGCCAGCGCCACCCGCAGCGGCTCCAGCACCAGGGCGGTGCGCTCGTCGCCGGTCAGGTCGGCCAGCTCGGCGAACGCGGGCCGCTCCCCGAGGGCGTAGCGGCGCACCCCGTGCAGCACCGCGTCCAACGCCCGACGTCCCGCGCCCAGGCCAGCGGCGCTGAACGACTGACACGGCGGCGAGGCGATCAGCGCGTCGTACTCGCCGGGCATCGGGTCGACGTCGCGTACGTCGTCGGCGATGGTCTTCAGCCCGGCAGCGGCGCGGGTGGCCTTGGCGTCGGTGGAGATTTCCACTCCGTCGACGTCCCATCCGAGGCCGTGTGCGGCGATGTCCCAGCCGCCGGGGCCGGCGAAGAGGTCGAGAGAGCGCATCACGCCACCTGCCCGATGCTCTTGCCGGTGGTCCACTCGATCTCGGCTTCACCGCGCCGGCACTCGTTGATCAGCTCGTCGAGGCTCAGCGTGTCCAGCCATGCCGTGTAGCCGGCGGCGTCGGTGACGGTGGGGCCGATGCGGCTGGGCAGCGGGTTGTCGGCGGTGGGTTTGGGTTGCGGGGTGGGCCGGGGTGCGGGGGTGGCTCCGGGCCGGTCGACGATGACGCTGATGCTGCCGAGGTCGATCACGACGCACCGCCCTCGGTGTCACGCGCGGCCCAGTAGGCGGCGGTGTCGAAGCCGATGACCCTCTCTTCGCAGACACCGTGTTCGTTCCACGCGCGGACCACGATCAGGTCGTCGCGGGCCGGACCGGAGTCGCCGTCCATGCCGCCGTTGATCGTCAGTCGGATCATGTTGCGGCGCTTGTGCCAGTGGTCGGTTGTGTCCTTGCCGGCGTGGTACCTCTTCCACGCCTCGGCCTCGGTGGCGTTGCCGTCGGAGGCGTAGGCGGAGAACCCGAAGCCGGTGAGTAGGCCGGGTCGGAGGTAGACGCCGAAGTAGCGGCCGGTGTCGTCGCCGCCCTCGACGATTCCGCCGTTGCGGGCCTTGGTGTCGAGGGTGCAGCCGACGAGCAGCTCGGGGGCGCTGGTGGTGTAGGTGTACCGCTGGGTCATGGAGATCCGGCGGTCGTACGACAGGAGCTTGCGGACGCGGGCGGCGAGCAGGGTGATGGTGTCGAGGGCGACCATCGTGTCGAGGTGCCGCTGGTTGAGGATGCGATCGGTGTGGCTCATCGCCGTGCCTCCCATCGGGTGGGCGGGGCCATCGCGGAGACCAGGGCCGCGTGGGCGGTGTCGATGTCGTGGGCCACGGCCTGCCGGAACTCGACCTCCTTGCAGACCAGCTCCCGGTGGGTGGCGGCACTGGACCCGGTCCGGTCCGCCCAGTACGCCTCGGTGGCGGTGACCTGCTCGTCGGTGGCGTCGGCCAGGGCTTGGCGGAAGTTGTCGAAGCCGGCGGCGCGGATCACGGCGCTCATCGGGTCACCTCGGCGGCGGCCTTCGGCCAGAACTTCGACCGCAGCCGCGACAACCCGAAGTCGACAACCCGGGCCTGCTCGGCGGTGGGGAACGGGCCCTGCCACTGGTCGCCGAAGTGGCGGCGCATCTGGGCGGTGGCCTCATCACGGGTGCCACGCACCTTCGTGAAGCGGAAGTCGAGCGGCTCCCCCGTGCCGGGGAAGGTGTGGTTCTCCCCGAAGGTGAAGAACCAGGTCTGCGGTTCCAT